TGGATAAGATCAAGTGCCAATGCTGTATTAATCAGAAACGGTGACGATGATGATTTCACGACAGGTGATTTAGCCTCTGCCTTATCAGCTAATATATTCTTTAAAAATTGTGGATTTCATAGCTATGGTCCAAACGCTGCTGTAGCTTTATATTACTTAAAAGATGTTTTGGTTGAAGATTGTTGGGCGTGGGGTAATGGGAGATATGGTTTCCAGGCTTATGTAAGTGATAACATTCTCTTTAGAAGGTGTGTATCAAGGAGGGATGCTGTATCGTTGGTATCATCATACCCCACATCTAACTTTGTAAATTATACAAGTCACGGAGTAGAGTTCCAGAATTGTATATCTGTAGATTCTGATTCTAATAATTACACAAACATGGGTAGTTTCGGTAGTTTGTATATAAAAGATGTGTACGTAGGCAGAGTATCAGAAGATACAGGAGTCAGGGGCTGCGTTTTGTTAAACTATGATGCTTCTGATCCAGGAACATACCCTGTTAAGCTTGGAGGCATTTATGTTGAAGTAGAACCTCTAAATACAACAATTCTCCATACTGCTATAGTTGGATCATCAAACGGAATTATATGTAAAGAACTTGAGGACGATGTTGATATAGACCATTGCTCGGTACTTAATGCAGCGCATGATCCTTCTGGGAGTGTAAATATAACCAACGCCTACGGTGAGAGGTCAGTAGCAGTAGGTGGATATCCTAATGTCACTAATTCTTATGCTGTAAATAACTCTTTTTTAGCTGCTCAAAGGAGTGTAGGTTCTACAAGTGATTACAATGGTGCTTATGGGAATTCATCTGATACAATGAGTTACGGGACACACAATGTTACCAGTGACCCTGACATTAAATACCCTGTCCGAATTGAAGTTGGTTCAGACTATTCTGGAGTTGCTTCAGATAGTGGCGATATTGGGGCCACTATTCTTTTTAAATATGGGACTGACGGGACTTTCTATGGTGATTCCGGGTATAATACATTGACCAGTGATGATTTATGGCCCTGGCCGAATGAAGCCCTTATAAGAACAGCCTTTCGTAACGATTATGGGACAACAGATGAAACAAGGGGTTTTTGTGCGACTGGTGAGACGCTTACCAATTACATATGGGCTTATCTTGGGAATGTCGTACCTCCATTTGGCCTAACTGTAGAGGCCGGTCCAGGAGCAGGCGAGGCCACTTTAACATGGACTGCGAATACTGAAGGTGATATTGACCACTATAATGTTTATGTAGGAGATGCAACGAACACTTATAATTTTACTGGGTATACAGTTGCGGATGAGCATAGTGTCGGAGACACTACAACTCATAAAGTGACTGGCCTTGGTGCAGATGAGTACTATTTTGTTGTTACCGCTGTTGATGGTGATCCTGATGAAAGTGGATATTCTAACGAAGTTTATTTGGATAACAACTAACAGTTATCTTAGAAGAAAGGAAACTCAATGAGCGATCTATTGCAGACTGGTGGTGTAGGCGGACTTAGCGCATTAATGGGAGGACTTATTTCTTTCTTCGGATTGAAAAACAGAATGGATGCTGTGGACAAAAGAATCGATACTATGTCAGAACATATGGTATATAATCAAACTTGTGAAGTTACTGTTGAAGGAATTAAAGAAAAAATAGACACGCAGACAGTTCTGATAACAGAAGTTAGAACAGACATTAAAGACATTCTAAGAGAGATAAAAAAGACATGACAGAAGAAAATATGATAGACACAAAAGATAAATCAATACCAAATATGGAAGCCATTGCCAAAGAAGGTAGAGAAAGATTTAATCTGGCATGCGAGTATGAAAGAGAAAATCTTGCCGAGGCGTTGGACGATTTAAATATGTTGGCAGGAAAGAACCACTGGCCTACTGATGTTGTGAAGGAAAGAAAAATAGAAGGAAGACCAATGCTTACTATTAATAAACTTCCTTCATTTGTAGACCAAGTTACAAATAATATGCGCCTCAACAAAATGGCAATAAATGTTCATCCCTACAATGGTGAAGCCACCCCTGAAATAGCAGATAAAATAGCCGGAATTATTCGTAACATAGAAGATATATCAGATGCTGAAGCAGCTTATCAGACTGGAGGGGAAGGAGCAGCCAATAATGGTTTTGGTTATATTAGGGTAGTTACAGATTATTTTGATGAATTATCTTTTGAACAGGAAATAAAAATAAAAAGAATTCGTGACCCCTTGACAGTGCACTTTGATCCATATCATAATGAAGCTGACGGATCCGATAGTAGATTTGTGTTTGTAGAAGAAAATTTATCTCTGGAAGAATACAAAATACGTTTTCCAAACAAGGATCTTCCAACTCCTGTAACTGGAGACAATGGTGATTGGGTAGATTCAGATAGAGTAAGAGTTGCTGAATACTGGGTAAAAGAACCTGCAAGGAAAAAAAGGTACTTACTGTCAGACAACAGAATTGTTGATGGTGATGAATGGGATTCTGTTGTGGGTAGTTTAAAGGCCCAGGAAAAAATAATACATCTTGAACCAAATCCGGAAAATCCGGAAGGACCACCTATTGAAGTTGATGGTCCTACACCTGAGGGTAGTAATTTTCCTCAAACAGTGATCAATCCTACTCCAACTATAAAGAAATCCAGAGTAGTTGATTCTCATAATGTGGTGCAGTACATTATTGATGGAGAAAAAGTTATTGAGGGTCCCACGGAATGGGTGGGGGAGCATATTCCTATAGCGCCTGTATGGGGAAAAGAAATATCCATTGGCAATAAACGTTTTCTCCGGGGGGCCATTAGGTTTGCTAAGGATCCTCAACGTATGTACAACTACTTCCGTACTGCGGCTACAGAAACTGTGGCGCTTACTCCCAAAGCCCCCTACATCATGGAAGAAAAACAGATAGAGGGACATGAAGAGGATTGGGATTCATCATCATCAAAAAACCTGCCATATTTATTGTACAAGGGAGTAGCAGGAATAGAACGACCTGCTCGACAGGTAGTTACCCAAACTGCAATTGGGGAAATAACGGAGGCCAATCTTGCCAGCGATGAAATGAAGGCAACTACCTCATTGTTCGATGCCTCTCTCGGTGCACAAAGCAATGAAATATCAGGTGTGGCTATTCAGGCTAGACAATACAAGGGTGATTTAGCCAACTTTGCCTATCAGGATAACCTGAATAGGGCAATAAGATTTGTTGGTAGAATTTTACTCGACTTAATTCCCAAAATATATGATACTGAACGACAGGTAATGATAATTAATGAGGATGAATCTGAAGAAATTATAATGATAAACCAAGTTGTTATGAATCCGGCCACTGGCCATAGTCAGATTATAAACGATTTATCCCAGGGTAGGTATAAGATAACCGTATCCACTGGCCCAAGTTTTGCGACCCAAAGAATGGAATCAGTTCAGTCTATGCTTGACTTTATGCGAGTTGCTCCTGATTCTGCATCACTTATTATGGATTTGGTAGCAGAAAATATGGATTGGCCTGGGGCTATAAAAATTGCAAAACGATTTAAAAAGTTACTGCCTCCAGGAATTGATGATGAAGGGGAAGCTCCCCCTGCGGAACCGTCTATTGATGATGTAATTAAAAGTCTAAAATCTCAGGGAATAACGTTGGGAAATGAATTAAAGGAGATGGAGATTCTAAAAAAGAGATGGGAAATGGAGGGTCACGATAAGGAAATGGCAGATGCTGGAGCACGGGGCGCACTAAACCAACTTGGGATATCAGGGGAATAATATGGGATTACGAGAAGGAGATATAGAAGCTATAAGGCGTAGGGCTAAGGAAAATGGAAGACCAATAAAATCTAACGTTATAATAGATAAGGATGGAAAAAAGATTTACTATAGTGTAAAAAAGGGTAAGGTAAGAATAAAATAACACTTAACCGAACCAGGCGCATCCTGGGGCAAAATCCGGCCACTGGCCGCAAGGAGGTTGTATGACAGTAAATAATGACGTGGTAGCAGCAGACGGTAATGAGGAAGTAGTGGTAAATGATGAGGTAGTGGATCCAGATCCGTCCATCACAACTCCAGATCCTGAAAGACAAGGTGGAGTACAAAAAAGAATGGATGAATTAACCAAAGGAAAAAGGAAGGCTGAACATGAAGCTGCATATTGGAGAGGTAAGGCAGAGGGTAAAATTGAAACCCAAACCCCAACTCCTACTCCCATTGTCCAGAAGACAAAAGAACTTGACCCCAACGACTTTGATAATGACGCAGACTACCTGAGAGCCGTTGCCACTGAAACTATGGATGAAATAAGAGCCGAGCAGGAAAAGGATAAAAAACAGGTAGAGGAAAACAAAACAAGAGCTTCCATTAACCAACATTATGATGAGGCAAGGAAGAAACATAATGATTGGGATACAGTGGCATTAAATCCTGCTATTGCAGTTACTACAGAAATGTTTGATGCTGCTAAGGGGGAATCTCTTGGTGATATTTTATACTACCTGGGCAGTAACCCCGCTGAAGCTACCAAGATATCATCCCTTCCTGCCGTACAACAGATAAAGGAAATTGGGAAAATTGAAAACAACTTGGCGGTAGTACCGCCTGTAACATTAACAAATGCTCCTGATCCTCCAACCATTCTTGGTGGCGGTTCTGTCATATCTAAAAAGGAAGAAGACATGAATCGCACCGAATTACACAAAAAATGGAATGAAGATAGGATTAGGGAAGCAGGATTGTGAAAGGAGTAAAAAATGGCTGATTCTTTTTTAACGCATAGTATGATTGCAGAACGTGCTCTTTTTGATCTGCAGAATGAGCTTACGATGAGTAAAAACGTGTACAAAGGATATAACAAGGAATTTGGGGGAAAAGTAGGCGGTTACAAAAAAGGAGAAAGTGTAACGATTCACTTGCCCAATAAATTTAGGGCAAAGGATGGGGCTACTCTTGATACGGTAGGAATTCAGGAACAAAGTACCACTGTTACAGTGGATACACAAAAGCATGTGGCCTGGGATTTTTTGGAGACTGATCTAACACTTAATATTGCTGATTTTTCCAAAAAATATGTTCGTCCGGCAACCATTACTCTTGCCAATATAGTGGATTTGGGTGGTTGTGGTGAGTATGTAAATATTTATAACCAGGTCGGTACTCCTGGAGTTACTCCGTCCACTTTCGGGATACTGGCAGATGCTGCAGCCAGAATGGATAATGAAGCTATTCCGAGGGTAGATCGTCTTGCAGTGTTGTCGCCCAAAGCCCATTGGTCCATGGCAGATGGGGAACTCAAGGGAGTATTTCAGCAGAACATTGTAGATAAATTACTCCGGAAGGGATTTATTGGAAATTTTGCCCTTATGGATTTTTACATGGACCAGAACATTCAAACTCATACAGTAGGAACCTGGACCGCTGGATCTACTGGAGTAATGAATGGAGCTACCGCTGAAGGAGCAACATCCCTAGTTACCGATGGATGGGCCAATTCTACTGCAATTCTGAAAAAGGGCGACGTGTTTACCGTT